GAACATGATTTCGATGCGATCATTGGCCGCCAGCGAGAAAAACTCGCTCATGGACACGGCGGTGTACCCGCTGTTGATGTTGATCGTCACCAGCCTCGCGGAGTTGGCGACGTCCGTGCCGTTTTTGCGGAACCACAGCCAAACCGTCTTGGCGTTGCTGTTGCTGCTGCTGATCTGAATGGTGGCGTTAAACTGGTACAGGCCAGACTGCACCACCACAATTTGCGACGCGGGCGAGCCAATGCTGATGCCCTCTGCAACCTCGGTGTTGTCGAACGTCAGCGCGTAAGCCGTGTTGATAGCCGCGGGAGACTGATCGCTGGTCTTGCTGAACTCGCCGTAATACTTCTGCTGCTCAATCGTCGGCCGCACGAAGATCACGCCGTCAGTCGCGCTTTTGATCAGCACCGCCGCCATTGGGATCACGTTGTCGGGCGCCGTGGGCTTGACGTTGGTGAACCCGCCCGCCACCGTGGGGCTGGCATACAGGATGTCGCCCACGTTGAACGCGCTGGTGTCGATGCCACTCACCGGCCCCCACACACAGCACAGGCCCGTGGCGCCGCTGTCGGGGATGGTTTCGTCCAGCACGCCAAGGATGTACAGCGACGGCGTGGAGCCGTCAGCGATGTACTTGGACACCGACAGCAGATTTGCCGCGCCGACGCCGGCAAAACCCACTACGGTGCCCTTGGGCAACGTTGCGCCGGTGGAGTTCTGCACCAGCGTGAACGTCTCTCTGCTGGCCTGGCCAATGCTTTCCTGCAGCAGCGAGAAGAACCGGAACCACGCCCGCGTGGTCAGCGCCTCGCGGTCCACCAGTGGGTCGCGGCTGGCCGGAACGCGGGGCAACGTTTGCATGTCAGGCGCTCGTCGGCGTCGCCGTCAATTCAGCGCCCATGATGGCGATCTTCACCGGGTCACTGCCGCTGATCTCGTACACGCGGTCGCGCAGCTTGGTGGTCATGCCCAGACGCCGCCAGATCACGCGCTTGCCGTACTCGCCGATCTTGCCCATGCTGGCCCAGTGTTCGTTGCTCCAGGTGTGGCCGCCGTCGTCGGACCAGCGGAGCATGACGCGGGGGTCGGTTGAGCTGATGGCATAACCGGAGTATTTAGAAAAGTTGGCGGCAAAAATTGGCGCCATAAAATTTTCAATGTAATTTATTTGTGCAGCAGTCGGAGACCCAGCAACAGTGCCGCCATAAATATAAGAAATCAGCAGTCGCCAATCAACAATAGTAAGCGTTGAGGCTCCTAAATTGCTTATGTCGCCAAGTCGTTTGCCGTCAATAATTTCGTTAAACAGCGTTGCCTCGGGTTCTATGCCGCGTATTGCCAACAGCAACTTGTCGGCCACAAATTGCCAGTTGATGGTGTTTGTAATTGTTCCGACGCCAGCCTCGGCGTCCAACTGCAATGCGTGCTGCGCCGTGCGTTTCAGCGAGTTTTGCCCCGTTGACAACGCTCGCCACGAGCGCAAATACCGTTGCGGATAAAAATTGTCGGTGTGTACGTCAGGGTCAACTTCGTACAGAATGCCTGTTTCCCAATCGCCAACAATGACCTTGCCGGCAAAGTTTGCCTGACAGTTGCTGCGGTGCCGGCGATATTCCACGCCGTCCCAGTACGCTCGCTCGTGCCACGCGCCGGTGGAAACGTCGAACACCCACGTCGCCTGTGCTGTAGGGAACGTGAGCACGTAGAACGAGTGCCCGTCCTGCTGGTACGAATAGCCCACCGCGTCGTTCAGCACGCCATACTGCTGAATCTGCCACTCCACGGCGTGCGTGCTGATTCTGACGGCGTTGTAACCGTTGTTCCGGTACACGATGCCGTTGCCACGCGCGTCAGAGCCCAGCCAGAACACGCTGTTGTCCAGCTTGGCCACGCTGTACGGCGCAAGGCAGCCCGTTTCCATGAACGCGCCCTGAATGCGCTGCAGCGGAAAATCTGGCGCCCCAGCGTTGTACCAGACCTCGATGGTGTTGTTCCCAAACAGCCAGACCTCGCGGTGGTCTACCATCAGCGAGACGATGTTGTCCGGGTTGCCCTCGGCGCTGGCAAAGTCCAGCGGGTCCACCGCGCTGCCGTCGTTCAGCGACGTCACCCAGAACCGCTGGCTGTTGGGCTCGTTGAAGACAAAGTAGCCGTCAAGGTAGCCCACCGTCACCGCGCCCGGGAAGTCGGGGTCGGTGATCTGTGCAAACGCGCCCGTGCTGGCGTTGTAAATGAACGCGTCAGGGTTGCAGGCAACAAACAGTTGCGTGCCGTTGTCGGTCATGCTGACGGGGCCGCTGCCGTTGATTAGGCCCAGTTCCGTCACGGCAAAGTTGCCGTCAGCGCGGTACAGCTTGCCGCCAGAGGCAATGTACAAATACCCGCCAAACGCCCACAGGCCGCGAATACCCGACGTGTCGCTTGCAAGCAAAGACCCGCCAACCAGTGTCAGCGGCTTTAGCCCCGGGCACCGCTGCAGGAATGCCGGCTCCTTGCCCCCGTCAGGCACAACCTCGGGAAACAGGTTCACCATGCGGCTGTCCGCAGCATTGACGCTGCGAGCCACATACGACGAGCCAAGAATCGGCGTTTTCACGGCGTGCCGGCGTAGATGTTGAACCGCTGCTGCCGGCGGTTGATCAGGTTGTACGGCAGCGACATCATGTCGTCAGGGTTATTGATGCGCTTCAAGTTGCGCTTCGACGCCATCGCAATGCGCTGCACCGTGGGCGGCGCCTCGACGCCAAACTCGGCGGCAATCTCGCAAGCCAGGTTGTACTTGAAGCACCGCAGATAGCCAGGCGGAAACGCCAGCGCGGTGTTCAGCGTGGCGGGCTGCGTTAACTCGTCCACCGACACCAGGTAGAACTCCAGCGTCCGCGTGGGCACCGGGTACACCGTCATGGTGATGTTCGGGTACGTCATGTTTACCCACATGCTCTGCGGGTAGGTAGACGTGACGGTCTTCAGCGCGATGCCGTTGTACTGCTGCTGGTTGATGAACACCAGTCCGTAGGAAATGCCCGTGCTCGGGTCTTTGAAGTAGCACGAGTCATCCAGCAGGATCGGGCGGTTGCCCACGAAATCGCCGCTCGGGCCAAGCGTGCGCTCGGCAACGTTTGCCGGCCACGACACAACCTGCGTCTGCGTGGAGAACACCGCAAGGCGCTCGGTGCTCCACGAATCCAGCATCTGGTTCAATGCCACCAGGGCATCTTGCGACGTTTCGGCCGACGGGGTTTCGCCCTCGGCCAGTTGGCCAATCAGCCGCAGCGCGGCGTTGATCTGGTCACCGGCTGTCGTGGACATGCTCGGGCTCCTTGCGACGGCGCCGGCCAAGCATGTGGTTCACTGCGACAACAGGCTCGTCTGCAGGCTCGTCCGGCTCACCCGGAGTATAACGCCGCCAGCCGTTTTGCTCGTCGTACTCGGCTTCCATTTCCGCGCTGGCGATTTTCTCGCCGTGACGCGGATGCCGCAGATGAATCATTGGCACAGGTCGCCCCCAGGCTGCTGGCGCAGGTACATGTGGAAGTTGCCTGGGTACGAGCGATCCGCGCTGTGGTGATCCAGCTGCAGATCGGGCACTAGCCAGGCTTGGCCGCCGCATTCTTCCCAGCGCCGGCAAAAGGCGTAATCCTCGCCCCACCAGATGCCTTTGTGAGCGCCGTGGTTGAACAGGTCCACGCTCATGCGGTACTTCTCCCCGTAGCAAAGCTCGGGGTACGCCGTCATGAACTTATCCACCGCCTTGGCAGTGATCTTGAGAAACCCCGCCGGCAGCAGACGCGCCCGAATGGCGCCGTCAGCCCGAACCACGGGCGTGCCGTCAGGATGACTGTGAATCGTGCCCATGTAGCTCACCTCGTCGGCCTTGAACCGATAGGTGCCGCCGACGACATCGCCGTCAGTCTGGATGAGCTTGAGCAGATCGGCCGGACGCCAAGACAGATCGTGGTCAATGAAGATCACGGTGTCTGCCTTGGCGTCCAGCGCCTTGCGCAGCATGGTTGCCCGCGCTGCGCTGATGTACGGGTTGCCCACTTCGTTCACCATGCCGTGGTCAATGCCGGCGGCATCTAGCAACGGCACGGAGGCTTGGATACTGTCAAGACACTGCTGGTAAGGCCGCTTGACAGTCGGCACGCAGAGGACAACCTTGGCCATGCGTCAGGCCGCGCCCTTCCACAGGCCCAGGCCGGTCAGCGTGGCCGCGACTTCTGCGAAGAACGCGGCTTGGTTGCTGGCGACGCTGGCCCAGGTGGAGGCCGACACGACGGACGCGGCTTGGATGGCGGCGGCGCGTTGGGCGGCCGGCGTCTTGCCGTAGAAACCCAGCGAGC